AGCTCTCTGGGTCTATATTGGCGTATGGTAAGGCAAGATTCAAGTATTGCCTAGCCGAGCTTAGGAGCATTGTATATCACCTTCTTGTAATATGCTTTTTACCCCCATTATTTTATCTAGCATGGCTACGCCCAAAACATCAAACTTAATCATACCTATATCTTCCATGTCTTGCATCTCTAGCCCACCAATAAGCTGTTTGTTTTTAGTGTCTAAGACCATTGGGCAAATTTCAGGAAGTGGATATGGAGAGATAACAACCCCAGCCGCGTGCTTACTTTGTGCCCTTTTTGTTCCCTCTAGCCTTATTGCCTGTTCAAATCTCTTGGCAAGCCTTCCCTGAAGACTTCCTTGCTCGTCAATATAGCACCACTCTTTTAGTTGTTCGGATTTATTTTCTAGCGTCCATTTTATAACAGAAGACTCCCCCGTCTCTTCGAGCATTTCCTGTAATTCATCGGCAATAGCCGACTTGTCTGGTATATGCTGAGTAATCAAATTCATTTCTTCGAAAGATATTCCACCATACGCACGCAAAACATCTTTTATTGCTCCTCGACCCATCATAGTCTGAAAAGTAATCATTTGTCCAACCTTTTCAGCCCCGTATTTATCTTTGATATAATCAATTATCTCATCTCTCTTTGAGACCGGAACATCCATGTCGATATCTGGCATTGAAATTCTACCGTCGGTATTTCTACCAGCATTATAGAATCTCTCAAAAATAAGGCCGTATTTGATTGGGTCTATTGAGGTTATTCCCATAAGATATGATACTAGGCATCCAGCTGCTGAGCCTCTTCCTGGTCCTGGAAGCCATTTATTTTCTTTGACATAGTCAATAATGTCTGCGACTATTAGAAAATAGCTTGATAGACCCGCACCCTGAAGAACATCTAATTCATGATTGATTCTTTTTGTATAGGCTGGAATTTTTTCTTTAGGTATGATTCCATCAATCTTTTCTTGCCAACCCTTTTTACATAAGTTTCGCAGATGCTTATCTGGGCCTTCCTCGCAGGAAAACGGAGGAAGAATTGGGGAGTGTAAAATATTGTATTCCTCACACGCCTCTGCTATCTTCAAAGTATTTTTTAGCTCTTCTTCTGTATGTATTTCAGCCATTTCCTCAAAAGAAGGTATATAATATTTGTTGGAACGGAAAAAGACTGAAAGAGGAACCTTCTCATTTCTTGCCATTTTTTGCTTTATCGCCGGCACTGTTGTCTCAAGCATATTGCAGATTAATATTCTCTGGTCGTCTGCATTTTCCGGTGATGGATAATGGGCATCAGGAGTTGCTACACAGGGAATTCCTGTTTTCTTGGAGATATATCTCAGGCCATCAGCCAATATCTGCTGTGCTGGACAAGCATCCTTATCAATCAATTGAATTTCAATGTAGAAATTCCCCTCTCCAAATATCTCTTGATATTCGAGGGCCATTTCGCTGACATGCTCAATCCAATCTGGTCTGATTAGACCTTTAATTTCATTGTACGATAGCCCATCAAGCTCTTTTATTGCATTGTCTATGAACAAAGCCTCGGCCAAGTCTGAGCCAAGATGCCCACTAAAAGATATCAGGTTGCCGTCACAAAATTCTGATAGCTGCTTCAAGCTAAGTCGCGGTTTTCTATAAAAGAATTCTGGCTTATTGGATTCTGAAGTTATTCTAATAAGTTGCTTCCAGCCAGCCAAATTCTTTGCTAAAACAACCAGGTGGTTAAGCTTAGAGTTTTCTTTATTTCTTTCGCTGGCGTGTTCTTTACATATATATAGCTCACAGCCTAATATAGGTTTAAGCCCACTTCTTTTCATCTCTTTGGTGAACGCAACGCTACCAGAAATATTCCCGTGGTCTGTTATCGCAGACCCCTCTAGTCCAAGAGATTTAATTCTATCGGAAATTTGTGAGGGGCTACTTAGACCATCTAGGAGACTGTAGTGGCTATGGCAATGCAAAGGAAAATACATATTCAATCTTCTTTAAATCTAGCAAACCAATGTGAAACCGCTTGTTGATTTTCGTTTTTTACGGCATCTACTATAAAAATAATATCTCGCAAAGACTCCATATACATATCTAATATTTTTATATATGAAGACTTGTCTATAAATTCATTCGGGTCATTTAAAATCTTGGGCCTTGTCTCTACTAATTGACTCAGCCTTTGTTTTATTTGAGATTTCATTCTATGCTGCCTGGAGCTTGATATTTCGCAACGTCGTGGTTAGGAGCAGTATATTCTTCGACAACCTTGTCCATACCTTTTTTCTCCATCTCATATCTAATCTGCTCACACTTCGTCATTGTCTGTCCATATGGAATTACTTTTCCATGCCTTGTTTCTATCATGGGATGAATATCCGTACCTTCAAACGTGCTCATTCCTTGATGGCAGATTTTAGAACACTTCCAAGACCTTTTAAGTCTCGGTATTCTGGTATTCTTTATTTCCTCAAATTTCTTTCTTAGCATTTCCTTTGTTTCTGGAAGGTCTTTTTTGGTGAAGCAGATTGAAAATGGGCCTCCGTCGTTTATAAAATAAATAGTCACCATTATTTGTTCGGCCTCTGGATAAAGCTGGGAGGCGGCATAGTGATAAATTCTGAGCTGGGGGTCTTTCGTTAGCTTGGCAAAGGTTTTTTCTTCTCCGGTCGCCCAATCCAGCCTCCGTCCAGTTTTCCAGTCTATGATTTCATAAAACCCGTCGTCCACTTTCGTTATGAGGTCCATGGTTCCCTTCATGGACAATGTACCACGAATTTTTTCTCCGCTCAAGTCATATTCATATTTCGCCCACGGCTCGTCAATCTCGAAATCAAAGTGCGGCTCTGCTTCTACAACAAATCTTTTTCTAGGGTCAAACATTCCATCGTTTAATTTTAGTGCTTTCCATGTCCAGTCTGTGCAGTTCTTTAAGTCTATCGGCTGCCAATCATGATATGAAAAGGCGCTGGAATAATAATGATAGACTTGTTCAACAATATTATTAATGTCGTAATAGTTTACGTCTAATTTTTTTACTATCTCATCTTCTATATATTTTTGACCGTCTTGCTTGGCCTTCTTAGCCACGGCTAATATTTCTAGTGCTTTGTGGACAATCGTACCCTTGTCTGCTTTGATGCCGCCCTTGCCCCTCCAACCCAAGACATATTCCATCATGTATTGTTGTGGACACATTGAATGGCAGTTGAAGCTGGAAGAGCGAAAATATGTTATTATGATAATTGGGCTCCTTCATTAATATCAAGAGATAGCCATCCCCATTCTTTCATCGCATTGTACATAGCCTCGTTCTGCCGACCCACCGTAAGAGATTCATTGTCTATGATTTTGTCAAACTTATCCCAATCAAAATTGTTCTTATCCAAGGCTGTTTCGCTTTCATGCGCGTCAGAAGAACTTCCATTCTTTGTAAGTCTGATGACTTTTCCGCCAGCCTTTTGTACTCCTTCTATTTCATTGGGAAAGCGACAGTCGCAAACTATAGAGAGAAAAGGACTATCCTCTTGAATTTTTCTTATCGTTGCATCAACCCATACATTAGGATATATCTGACGAAAAAAATCTGTTCCCACAAACTGCATGACTTCGCGCGCCGTTGCCTTTTTGCCAGTTTCTGGAAATAGAACTTCGGTCTTTGAATTCTTTTCTTCGTCTGTCCCATAACATTGCTCATAGGATAGACCTAATATATCCATGCAAACACCCCTTTTTAAGAGGCCTGCGAAAGAATAAAGCTTAACAAATGGGTCAAGATATTCCTCTAAGAATTTTTTCATAGCTGAGCTTTGATTCATTACGTCAAAGACGCCTTGGTTGTTTTCAGAATCTCCAAATATGTCTGAAACCCATAGATGACCCCTGTCAGTAAGCTTAAAGTTTGAGGTAAGGCCAAGGCTTAGCATCTCCCAACCTATGACAAGATTGGCACAAGTGTTTTTTCCACTTTGCTTTCTTCCCGACAGGCCTAAGATATTCATTTTATTATTTCCTATAAATTCTTTATTTGTTCTATGATTGGCTTGATATCAGATGTTATTGCGTCTTTGTCCATGTCTCCTACGTCGTTAAAATTTGAATGACGTGGAAAATATATTCTATAGGTTTTACTACATTGTTGAAAGATGGTTTCTGCCCCCATCTTACCAGCCTCATCATTGTCTGTAAGTATTACTAGAGACATCGCACCCAATATGTCTAGAAGGTCTTTTTGTGATTCGCTTAAATAAGTTCCAAACATAGCCACGGAATTATGTATTCCGCTTTCCTCTAGTCGCCATACATCTCCTGGTCCTTCCACCAAAATAGCAGTGCCAGTTTCTGTTATATGCTTTTTTGCCTTCCAATAATTATACAAATAGCTATCTGCACTAAACCCCTTGCTGTGTAACCATTTGGGCGACTGGCCTTCTGCGGTGGCTCTAGCCGTGCAGCCGACCATATATTTGTGGTTATCATCATATATTGGAACAACTACCCTATTATACATCGGGGCACTTGTCCTAGTGCAAAGCCCTACGTCATATTCTTCTAGTATAGAGGGCGCGTACCCTCTGTTTATGTAATATTCAGCTGGTATTTGTAGCAAATCTATAACCCTATCTCTATTTATAAAAGACAGTCCGTTCTGCTTCTTCTTGGTAGAAAAAACGCTGTTTATTTTTGACTCAAATCTTCTCTTCTCTATAGATTGGTAGTCAGTATTTATATCCTGATAATCTTTTTCTATAAATGAGAGCAAGTATTTCATTGTGTCGGGAAAGGTAACATGTTTGTCGCCAACGTCTGACCATTGATATGTGTTTTGAGATAAAACCCCTCTGACAAATCCAATTAAAGTTGGTTTGAAAAATTTCTCGCAATGGCGAGTGTTGCATACCCAATGTCCCGACCTAGTGTGGCCGGTTAAATATAGGTTCAAGGCCGTAGGATTATCTCCCCCGTGAACCGGACACTGGCCATCAATTCTCGTATGGCCCGTCTCATATTCTACGCCAAGCAATTCGAGAAGTTCTTCGATGTTTTCCAGTGCGGCAGCTTCTATCTCTGCCAATTTCCAAGGGTCGAACCTCTCAGGCAAATGGGATTTCTTCTTCATCATCATCAACTATAAAACCTTCTTCAGACTGCGTATTATTTTCACGAATCTCTGAGGCTGTTTTTCCTTCCTCTATTTTTCCGCACCAGCCCTTCATCTTCATATTTATATAGTCACCGTCATCAAGGCCTCCTCCGTGTCTAGCTACCAAAGGAACAAGTTTTCTATTTCCATTATCCGTACCATCTTCTGCAATTTCTTCGTCTGATTTACGCTTGAAGATAGTAAAGTTGCTGCAAAGCCAAATAATTCTATC